AACACTCCGAAATCAGAAACGTACCCTAAATAATTCTATTGTTGAGGCTGAGCGGCAAAAGGGTGTTATCGAGGTAAATATACAGTCCATTAGGAATATCATTACCGGATACCAAGAAAACATCACTTCTCTAAAGAAGAAGATTAATGAGCTAACATTATCAAAGAATGATGTTAACGAGGACATGTTCGATAATAAAGATCGTATTGCTTCTATTTTAGAACTAATTACCGGCTGTGAAAAAGAAATTGTAGAATGTGATGCTAAATCAAAGGTGATCGAGGATAAGGTTTTTGACACCAAGACTTGGGCATATACTTTTAAAGAGTTCATCCAATACCTAAGCGTCAAGACGTTGAAGATATTAGAAGGATATGCTAATCACTTCTTAGAGAGCATTAAAACTGACCTGAGAGTGGTTCTAGAGGGTTATAAACTAAAGGCCGATGGCACACTTTCTGATAAGATAACTGCATATGTAATTACCAATGGAGAACGTAAGGAGTTTAATTCCTTTTCCGGAGGGGAGCGTGTTAGATTGGAATGCGCCATGATACTTACGGTGTCTCACGCAATTAATTCTACCCATAGATTTGGAGGTTTGAACTTCATAAGCATTGATGAAATCTTCGAGAGTAGTGATTCCATGGGGATACAAATACTTACTACGTCGTTAATGGAGTTAGGTAATACTATGCTAATCACTACCCATGTACCAGGAGCCAACTATGATTGCCCTGTATTAAAAGTCGTTAAAGAAAACAAAATCAGTCGTTTATATGCATAAATTATTCATTGGGATAGACCCAGGAAAATCAGGAGTCATTACCATATATGACAGTGACACACGTGATCATGCCTTTGCTCCTATGCCTAAGATAGGCGAAGCAATTGATGTAAAGGGTTTAGCTGAACTATTCGAGGTTATCAAAAGCAGTGGTGATATCGAACACGCTGTAATTGAAGATGTACATGCTATATTTGGATCCTCAGCTAAAAGTACATTCACCTTTGGGTATGTTACTGGATTGTTAGAGATGGCACTCGTAGCTAACAACATCCCTTTTACTAAGGTTCAACCAAAGACGTGGCAGAAGCAAATGTGGCAAGGAGTTTCCATTCAAAAGAAGCCTTCTTCCACAGGAGCCACTATGGTTAACGATACTAAGTTGATGAGTATAACTGCTGCAAAGAGGTTATTCCCTAATATTGACTTACGTCGAACTAAAGCCTGTAAAATTCCTGATGATAATAAGGTTGATTCCTTATTAATATGTGAATACTGTTATAAGAACTTCAAACGTTAATCAGTATGCCAAAATTCAAATGCACCAAATGTATATACACTACCTTCTACACTCATGTGAAATATAAGGTAGTTGAAGGTAATTTTGTTCCTGACGTAGAATTGATTTGCCCTGATTGTGGATCGGAAGTAATTGCTGATATTACTGAAGTTCCTAATTTCACTGAAGCTACAGTTTCGGTTGGCAGGTTTGACTCTATGAGTAAAGGGGAGCAGAAGGAGGTACTCAAGAAGCGTGCTAGGGCTAACTACAACAAATACCATAAAGCCGGAGCGCAGCAGAAGCAGCATGAAACAATCGAAGCAATTAAAGAACAATTCAAAATTCCTAAAAAGTAAAACAATGGACGGAGAAAAAAGAGTATCAGATTTAAAACAGTTGATCAATCAATTAGATCAAAACAATGAGGCATTACATACTCAAGCAGGTAGACTTGAAGAACTTGCATCAAAACTTAAACAACTACCAGATGTCAAAGAAGCACGTAAAGTCGAAGATACTGCAGTGAAACCATACGATGCTTTATCCCATCTTGATTGCTTGGGTGTTGCTATTAATTCACAGAACATTCTAAGATCAAGATTAGAAAACTTAATCAACCACCTTCAAGAGATCTTATAATGATAGATAACATAGACATTTTAATGTACATATGCCAAGTCACCGGCAAGCCTGTCCTAATTATATATAATGATAAGGAACAGGATTCTACTGTCCTTACTCAAAAGGATAAAAGGTACTTTTACCTAATTGACTCTTTTACCCCTGCTAATGCAGGCAATCATATTTATGATTGTAAAGTTCAGGGTCGTGACTTGTCTGGTGTCCTAAATTCAATACAAGGTTATTCACATGGTCATAGTTCAGCTTCGGATCAAGCCTTAATGACTAAGGTGGATGAATTACCTGTTCAGAAATTTGAATTTAATGGATTCCGATGGATAAAAGTCATAAATTGATAAAATGAATATTTTCGTAAAATCATGGCTAAGTGGCTGATTATTAACTTAATCAGTCATTTTGCTTATTTATAATCGTTATAAATAACGTTTTTTATTAAAAATAATTGGCGAAAAATTTGGTTTATAAGACATCTAATATTAATTTAGCCGGATAATTCAAACATGTATTCAAGAAACAACCTTAAAATTCAAGCCATGAAAAAAGAAGATTTAAAAGTTGGAGTAAAATATGACATTATTAACCCAGCTGATAAGAGATTCAAATTTGACAGTTACACATTCACTGGAATAACTCCTAAAGGAGATAATTTTTTATCAGAGCATATTTCATTTGCTAAAGAGGGTAAAGAAGATTTACACATGATGTCTAGTGTGTTATCAACTAAAATGGTTGAAATAACAGAATCAAAATAATTCAAACATAATTCATAACATTAAAATTCAGAAACCATGAGCGCAAATTTAAACATCGCATCGAACGGAGAAGCAGCCTTATACCTCCTCAAAGAAAAGGCATGGCACGGTATGGGTCAGGTAGTTGAAGAAGCTAAGACCTCGGCAGAAGTAATTCAACTTGCACACCTCGATTGGCAGGTAGCAAAGACTCCTAATTACATCAAAGTAGGTGACACATACGTGGCTACCGGAAGCATCTCCTCCATCCGTACGGATAACAATGCTATCCTAGGTAACAGGCTCACCGATCGTTACACAGTAATGCAGAATGAAGAAGCATTCAAATTCATGGATTCATTGGTTATCTGTGACCGTGACATCAAATACGAAACTGCAGGAGCATTAGGTCAGGGTGAGGTTACCTTTGTAACAGCAAAACTTCCTGGATACCTACGTATAAAAGGTGCTAAGGATGACGTAATTGAAAAGTACCTTATCATGGCCAACTCACACGATGGTTCCACTCCACTATCTATTTTCTTTTCGGATATCCGTGTAGTGTGTAATAATACCCTGTCTGCAGCAATGAAAAGTCACAGCAACAAAATCATCCTGCGCCACACCTCATCAATTGGGGCACGTTTGGAAGAAGGTCGCAAGTTGATTGACCTCGAATTATCCTATGCCAAGGAATTAGGAGAAGTCCTGAATCAATTGGCTAAGACCAAAGTTGACGAGGTATATGCAAAACAATTCGTCAATGGCCTGTTCATGACTCCGGATGAATTGAAAGCACTTGCAAAAGGCGACGCTATGAGCACCCGTAAAACAAATTTGATGGACGAGGTTTATGCTGCTATCAATACTGCTCCTGGTCAACATCAACATCAAGGCACTGCCTTACACCTTTACAATGGCGTTACCTCTTACTTTCAAAACGTAAAATCTTACCGTTCGGATAGCCGCAAAATGGCAGGAATTAATCTTGGCGGGGATGAAGCATTACTCACTCAGAAGGCATTCAATACCCTATTACAATTAGTATAAATCTCGTATCAGTGGGGGAGGTAACACTCCCTCACTTTTTGTTTAATCTAAAAGCCAATTAACCATGACAAGTTTAGAATTACAAGCAGAAGCATTCATCCTACAGAGAATCAGAGTTACTCCCTGCACACTTGCTAAAGAATTGCAATGTGTTACCTCAGAAATGCGAGTTATGCTGAGTAACATTGTAAGCCAGCTAATCGTCAAAAACAATTGGCGAACCGAGCACATCAACAATCGGTTGTTTATCATAGCCGAAACTCCCGTGAACAAAGACCACAAATCAACTACCATGAAACATGCTAATGCCATCGATGTATGCATCCAGCCTAAGCATCTACCCTGCAACGGTGATTGGATAGTAACAAGTGTTGATGTTGATTGTAATGTAAGACTGTATTTTGATAAGAGTTACACCCGTGACGAGGCAAGGGGATCGTTTGCTAAGTCCGAGCATGTAAAGAAGCCTACTACCCGTATATGCCGGTATAAGAAGATAGTCCCTCTAAAGGAGATGCATAACTTCCTGTAGGTATTTCATTAGGTAGGCAAAACGATTGCCGGAGGATTAGCTCAAACGGCAGAGCACTCAGTCTAAGGGGCTGAAAGATGAAAGGTTCGAATCCACATCCTCCACTACTTAAATTGATAAAATACATTTTAGGTATAAAGTAGCTAATAAGCTAGTTTGCAGTTGTTTGTTATTTATAATCGTTATAAATAAGCTATATAAGTAAAAATAACTGACTAAAAATTTGGTTTATCCAAGATAGTATATTAATTTAGCTGCTTAATTCAAGTTAAACGTTGTATAAAAGTAAAATAATGGAAAAGCCACAAAACATTACATTCTGCCCACGCTGTGGGGGTAAAGGTAAATTAGATTGGACAAATGTAGAAAATGGAGTCTGTTTTAAATGCGAAGGAAGAGGTTATACTGGAATAGAGAATGATGAATTTTCATCCTATATGAATTTCCTTCAAGATCAAAAGCGTATAGCTAAATCAGTATCTACCAAAATTGATAAACTTAATCTTTTCTTAGGTAGGCAATTCGCTGATATAGGTACTGTCAGAAAATTAAAAAAGTTTTCTCCTAATATTGATGATATTGTTTTATTTAGTAATATTGACTTTTCTAAAGAATATCAGTTTAATGTCAACCCTAAATTCTTATTAGATTTTCCTGAAATTCATAAATTTGAATTAGTAGGCTTAAAATCACTTTCTCCTGTCTATTATGATCAATCAAATCGTTCAGAACTTAATCAGCAAGCTATAAATAATGGAAACAGCTGGATGGTTGACCGTTGGAATAAATCATACTCAATCGTTGGAGATCACGGTTGTGTAGTTGTAAATAAAATTAGTGCAAGTAAAATAAGTGTTAAATTCGAAAATATAAACAAGTAAAGCCATGAACACAGATAACACAGACATTACATCCCAACAAGAAGATTGGGAAGATGAAATCCAATTCCTTAATGAAGAATACCGTGCCGGAAGGCAATTAGTCACCGATGCCCAATACGATGCCAAATTAGCAATGTTAGCTAAGGTTTATCCGGATAGTCACCTTTTGAAGAAGAACATCCTCGAACAGGCTCCTATTACCCGTAAACGGAAGTTACATACCCAGATGATGTCGTTGGACAAACTCAAAACTGTAGCTGAAGTAAAAGCATGGCTGAAATCATTAGGAGTAACTGATTCCGAAATGATTATCATCACTCCTAAATACAACGGTATCTCGTTGGAAAACAACACTGAGTTATCAACTGCTTCAACTCGTGGAGATGGTGAATATGGACAGGATTGTGATGTACATTACAGTATGATGAGAAGTTACGAGGGATTAGCACCTGCAGTATTTATAGGTGAGGCTATCATAAGCCGTGAGAATTGGGACAATCACTTCAAAGGCAAAGTTTCCCCCAAGGGATTACCTTACAAACTCAACAATGCAACTGTGGCAGGATTGCTAAATAATGACGTTCCTACTGAAGAGCTACAACATGTTGATTTCGTACGCTACGGGATTGTACAGGGTGAAAATTCAGATATTGACAAATTACTGCAACTCCAGTATATCAATGACAAATGCACTATGTTTACAGATTATGAATTTGTATCAGTTTCTGAACTTAGTGAAGAACTTTTTGACAGGCTATTCTCTAATTGGAACAAAACATTCCCTATTGATGGCCTAGTTATTGATATCAACCGTTACACCTTACGTTCCAAACTTGGTCGTGAAGCTAATGGTAACCCTGTTTATGCTAAGGCTTTGAAGTTGGATAAGTGGACAGAAGAGTTTGATACTACTATCACAGGACATTCCTATACTATCTCTAAACAAGGTAAACTAAAAGGTGTAGTTACATTCGAGCCGGTAATTATCAATGGAACCGAAGTAAAACAGGCTACATTCAACAATGCACGTTTCTTGCGTGATTTCTTCTTATTTAAGGGTACTAACATCACAGTTAAGAAATCGGGTGAAGTTATCCCTAAGATTGTAGCTGTAGAAGGTATTAGGATACCTCTAAGGAATGAATTCAAAAAGGAAAGTGATTTCACAACAGCCTTCAATGGAGTTAAAGATTCCCTACGTGAATACTTTTCAGGAGATCCTATGAAAATTGCTGCCAACGGTATGACCTGTCCTTCATGTGGGATTACGATGCAATGGGATGCAAACGGTGTAGAACTTGAATGCACAAATTGGAATTGTAACTCCATGAAAATAAGTAAGATAGAACACTTCTTCCTTGCTATTGGTGTCGAAGAATTTGGTAGACCTTCTATAGAAACTCTGTATGCTTACGGGGTTGATAGTATTGAAAAGATACTAAGTCTAACTAAAGAAGGATTCTCAGAAATACCAGGATTTGGTGAATCTTCAGCTAAAACATTCATTGATCAAATTGACAAGATATTGAAGGATGGTGTCCCAATGGCAAGGCTCATGTATGCCTACGATGTATTCGAAGGTAAAATAGGCGAGTCAACTGCCCAACTAATTCTTGATCATTCCGATAAGTTTGATTTGACTAGACAGAACCTCGTTACAATCAAAGGAGTGTCTGATATTACTGCTGATTGTTTCATCAAAGGATTGCAAGCGTTTGCAGATGCTTTTCAACTCATTCCTATAAGTTACACCGTTACTCCGGTGAAAGTTGCTTCTAGTGATCGTTATGTGGGTATGGCAGTATGTTTCTCCGGTGTAAGAGATGCCGGTCTTGAAGAAGACATTAAAGATGGAGGTGGTAAAATAGCAAGTGGAGTATCTAAGAATACAACTCATCTTGTAGTTGCTGATCCTAATCAAAGTACCGGCAAAACTGTTGATGCTCGTAAACTTGGAATACCTATCTTAACAATTGAACAATTCAAATCTTTGTAGCCATGAGACGTCAAATAGATACAGCTAACAGAGGAGCATTCTACGCAATGATTGCTTTCATAATACTAGTCGTATTCCTATCTATTAAAGCCAATTCTCAATCCATAGGGGTTGGGATTGGCTACACCTCAAGTGGCGACGTGCCTGTTTCATTAAGTGTGTCTACTAAGAAAATAGGTGGATATATCAGCTATGTTTCAGAAAAGCACCATATAACTGAAGATTACACGGGTATATGGCACAACGAAACATTGTTAGGTGTCAGCTATAAAGTTATGCAGGAATATCCGCAATTGTCAATAATTTCTGCTGTTGGATGGAATAAAACTATTGAATTTAAAAGGAAAATAGCTTGGCCTAATGGTATTTATTCAGAAGAAACAAAAGGTACTTCTTTTGAGGTTGGGTTTGAAATACAGGCTTTCGAAAAGTGCAGATTTTTGTATCTGAATTGTGCATTTAACAACTACACAGGATTGAAGTCAACAATCACCCTCAAACATCACTTTAATTTTTGATAATATTCATTATCATAACGTTTAATAAAAAATATTTATTAATTTCGTGCTCCCAAAATAAACTAAATGAATAATTTACTGTCATACCGAAGTTGGTGGATAATCAATAAGAAACTTACCCTAAAAATAGGGTGGGATGCGTCTATAATATTGTCAGAACTGATCACTAAGCAAGAATATTTTGCATCTATGAATCAGCTTCAAGAAGATGGTTCATTTTACCGGTTAAAAGACACTATTGAGCAGGATACTATGATTTCAGGGTATAGGCAAACTGCAGCTATAAACCTGTTAGTAAGACTTAATTTGATATCCCTAAGTAGGCGAGGAGTTCCATCCAAAATGTATTTTAAAATTGACCACAGTGCTATAAATAATTTCCTTTGTGATTTGTATAAAGAATGATATATTTATATCCGCTATATATTAAATCGATGGGGGGTCTAGCCACCACATCTTTTAAACTTCCAATATATAAGTAACAAATAGAATGAATAATCAATAGAAGAGTTAAAGCGACAAAAAGTCGCTTCCAACCTTTTTATCAGCTTAAAATTAACACATGAATTCCTACTACATAAACAATAATCGTATTTATTTCAAAGTTAGTTACGACCCTAATTTCGTAACTGAAGTTAAAGAGATTACTGGAAGGACATGGGATGCTGATAATAAGATTTGGCATGTGCCTAATAATTTTGTCAATGTTCCACAGGTACAGGCACTAATTCAGAAGTATAACATTCAAAATTTACCGTTAGAAGCATCTTCACCTAATAATGGCACAAATGTATTGGGGGAGATTGAGGACGTCATAGAAGAAAGATTACCCTACTATTTAAGTAAATTAAGTCAAGTTAATTGGCACCAAAAACCTAGACCATATCAGGTAATAGGAATTGTTTATTCATTAATAGCTAAGAAAATCATAAATGGTTCAGATATGGGGACTGGTAAAACTTTTACCTCCATCTTTGCTATAGAGTTAGAAGAGTTATTTCCTTGTGTAGTGGTAGTTCCTGCTTCAGTGAAGTATAATTGGCAGATGCAATGGAAGCGTGTTAATCCTGATCGCACTGTATCAGTTATTGAGAGTGACAAAAGTGATTTTACTGCTGACGTTATTATTATGACGTATAAGAGCGTAGGTAAGAAAGAGAAGTATGTAAGCGATAAAGGGGAGGATAAAGAACGAATCATATTCAAGTTTGAGGAATTGTCTAAGCTGAAGCCTAAATCATTTATAGCAGATGAATCACAGAATTTAAAGAACGGTAAAGCCTTACAATCTGCAGCTGTCCGGAAGTTAGTACGTGGTATTGATTATAGGTTCCTACTTACTGGGACTTCTATAATGAACAGGCCTGATGAGATAATAAATCCATTAGTTACCCTTGGCCAATTTGATCCATTATTTGGGAATTGGTATGATTTTGTTTACAAGTATTGTGGAGCGGAAGAGACAAGATTCGGGATGGATACTTCAGGTGCTACCAATACACTTGAATTGAATCATAAATTGCGACAGGCTTGTTATTTCCGTGTAGAGAAGCGTGAAGTGCTAACTGAATTACCGGACAGGGAAGAAACTATTTTGGAGGTTGATATAGATAATCGTAAAGAATACGATACTGCAGAAAGGGATTTGATAAGCTACCTGAAAGATAATTTCGGACAGCTGAAGGCTGATTCTGCTTTGTATGCAGAACAATTAGTTATGATAAGCACATTATCTAATTTAGCTGCCAAAGGTAAGATGTCTTCATTGCATGAATGGATAGATAATTTCATGGAATCAAGCAATAGTAAATTAGTTGTGTTTGGGATACATACTGAATTTATTAAGTCGTTAGCAAAGAAGTATGACTGTGATATGATCATAGGGGAGGTTGGACATAAGAATAGGCAACAGATTGTGGATGATTTTCAAGTAAATAACAAGCGTATACTATTCATGAATATACTTACTGGATCAGTTGGTATAGATGGTTTACAGAAGGTATGTAACGATATGTTGATATATGAATTACCATGGCGGTGGACGGACATAGAACAAGCAATATCCCGTTTGGAGCGTGATGCACAGAAAAATAATATTAATGTGTATTTTATGTTAGGGAAAGAAACTATAGATATGGATATTTGGAGAGATGTGTTAATGCCTAAGCGTGAGGTGACAGATTCAGTAAATAAGGGTGTAGATGTTGACACACAAACATTTATGTCTAAATTTATATCAAAATTTACTAAATAGTTATTTATAATGATTATAAATTAAACATAAATCAGTTGGTCGTATTAATAAATTTATTAATTTTACCTCCTATTTAAAACAAATACACAAAATGAAACACTAACATTTAAGTAAGAAGAGGATGAAGACATTTAATAATGTAATATTGATGGGGTACGTTGCGACGGAGCCGACGGAAAAAGAATTTGATAATGGAACTAAATGTGTAAATATTAGCCTTAAAACGAGGGATTTTTACAGTTCTAATGGAGAGAAGAAAGTGGACAAAAACTTTCATAATTTGATCCTTTGGAATGGTAAGAGCGAGATGGCAACAACCATAATTGAAAAGGGAGATGTTTTACATGTAGTAGGCCATCTGAAAAACAAAAAGGTTATAGATCCTCAAAGTGGTAAGTCATATTTCAAAACAGAAATAACTGTTGACGAATGGACAAAAGTTACAATAGAGGATAAAACAGAACCGGAAGAGTAATGGTGTTGGATGTTTATTGTGACGGGAGTGCAGAGTGGAAGAGTAGGCTCGGAGGAATAGGAGTATTTATCATAGATGAAAATGGTAAAGAGTATTGTTTTTCTAAAGGTTATTCAGATACTACAATATCCCGTATGGAAGGGATTGCTTTACTGACTGCATTAAGGTCTATAAGTAAAACTGAACCTGTTACTGCTAACATCTATTCAGATTCTGAGTATATAATCAAGAGTTTCACCGAGAAAAGATTGGCTAAATGGGTAATGATAGAATGGCAGAACGTTAAGAACGTCGACATGTGGAAAGCAATAATTTCAGAAATAAATGAACATCCATTACTGACACTAAATTTCAACCACATTCGTGGGCATCAGGATAATCTTTCTGGTGCCCATGTTTTTGGTAATGCCGTAGCCGATATGGCGGCAAACTACAAAACTAAACAAATTTACTATTCAGATAAAGAGTTATGAGAACAAATATTAGTAAAGAGATTGAAGAAAAAGTTACAAGATTCATAAGTAGGAATCCTAATTTACCATGGTCAACAAAGGGATTTGTAAATGTAGGTATACTTAGGATAGGTGTACTAACTGAACGAGATTGGAAGTTAGAAAATTTTTGTAATACTCATAATGGAAGCTTACCAGGATTTGATACTAAGGCTTTTGAAGATATAAAAATCAACGAAATAATGACTAATTTTGGTAAATTCAAAGTAATAGTGGACGAAGATGTCGATTACTATTATTGTGAGTTTGAGACCTTTAAACTTCCTAGTTTCGAGACACGATTACATGAACCTGAAATGGTTGTTAACCATGAAAATACTCTTGAAAATTTCAAAGGATATAAGAGTGTGCGTATGTGTGGGAACACTACACGACTCATAGATCATGCAGTGCAAATTATAATGAGTGGTAAGATTTGCCACGTTTTAGACCATCACGAAATGGGTGAATCTGTTGCAGCTAATAACAAATTGGCATCCAAAATAATGTACAGGTTACACAATGAATTCAATCACTTACAATTTAAATACGATACTTTCAAGAATACAATAAGTTTCAAAAATATATACTAAATGAACCAAGAAATAATATTCGATTCCGAAGCAAGAGTAAAATTGAAAGCTGGCGTAAATAAGTTGGCAGACACTGTCAAAGTAACACTCGGAGCAAAGGGTAGAAATGTCATAATTGACAACGGTTATGATTCCCCACAGATCACAAAAGACGGAGTCACCGTAGCAAGGAGTATCAACTTATCAGATCCTATAGAAAATATGGGAGCACGATTAGTGAAAGACGTGGCTTCCAAAACAAATGAACAAGCTGGAGACGGAACAACTACTGCCACTGTATTAGCCCAATCTATCTATATAAATGGGTTGAAATATCTTACTTCAGGTTCTAATCCTATGGATTTGAAACGTGGGATAGATAAAGCAGTAATTGAAGTTGTTAAGAAGTTGAAAGAACTATCCCGACCTATTGGTGATTTACCTAATATAAAGAATATAGCCACTATATCTGCTAATGGAGACGAGGTGATCGGCACCAATATTTCTGAAGCTATACGGTTGGTGTCCAAAGATGGGGTCATAACAATCGAAGAATCGTCAACATCAGAAACATTTGTGGAAGTTGTAGAGGGCATGCAATTCGCTAAAGGATTCATGTCCCCTTATTTTGTTACAGATGCAGCCAAAATGGAAGTTGTATTGAATCATCCATTCGTATTGTTATGTCCTAAGAGGGTATCATTAGCTAGGGAGTTTACCCATGCCTTGGAAATGTCACTAGAACATAAGCGTCCACTATTAATTATAGCTGACGAGATAGACAGTGAAGCCTTACAGATACTAATAATCAACAAGGTTAAAGGTAATTTGCAGGTTGCAGCGGTAAAGTCACCTAATTACGGTAATATACGTAAGGAAATGATGGAAGACCTTGCTGCACTTACCGGAGGAGTCGTGATGGATGAAAACGTTGGGTTAATGATTGCCGATGTTACAATAGAACAATTAGGACAGATTGACAAGGCTGTGATTACACAGAATGTCACTACTATAATTGGAGGCAAAGGGGGGATAGAAAGTATTGATAAGCGTATTGAAATAATTCGTAATCAGATAGAAGCCGCACCAAGTGAGTTCGATAAAGAAAGGGTAAGGGAGCGTCTTGCTAAGATGGCAGGAGGAATAGCTATAATTTCAGTTGGTGGTAGTTCTGAAGTGGAAATGCGGGAACGCAAGGACAGGTTTGATGATGCATTGAATGCTACTCGTGCAGCTATTTCCGAGGGGATAATACCTGGAGGTGGAATTGCTTTGTTGAGATGTGGAGTAGCGTTGGAGAATATAAAGGTCAACAACGAGGATGAAGCATTGGGAGTAAAGATTGTGGCTAAAGCTATAGAGGAACCTTTCATGCAAATATTGCGTAATGCAGGTATGCCGGCTGAAGTATGGTACAATTCTGTAATGTCAGTGGACAGACCAGAAGTGTTTGACACAGGGGTGAATGTATCTACTGGTAAGTTAGAGATGTTCTTAGAATCAGGAGTAATTGATCCTACTAAAGTTACTCGGGTAGCACTTGAAAATGCAGCGTCAGTATCCGGATTGTTACTCACTACAGAAGCGGTTGTTTACAATATTAAAGAAAAAGAAATACAACAAGATGTATAAATTTGTAATTGAGAATCAATCTGCTAATCCTATTGACATAAGTGAAGTCCCTTTATTTGGAGATTACACGGCTATGCAAGATGATTTGGCAGAACACATATTATCCCAAGTCAATTATATAAACAATGGGCATCCTGATCACAGGATTCAACCTATAATGGTTGGGGTAAGCAATGAAAAATTTGTTGAATTAGTTGATTACCTCTGTAATAATTACGGAGGATTCAAACGTATGTATTACATAAATCGTAACAGAATACCTATCCTTATTTACCCAGAGGCGGTAGAATTAATAAGGATCGTTAACAGTGAAAATTTGAGCAATGATTAAAGAAGAAATATTACCAATAGTCACAGAGTATTTTGATGGCGATTCCATGGCAGCCAATGTTTGGATTGATAAGTACGCAATGAAAACCCAATTAGGAGAGATATTAGAAGCTACTCCTAATGATATGCATCATAGGCTTGCTAAGGAGTTTGCCCGTATAGAGGCTAAATACCCTAATCCATTATCTGAAGAAGAAATATTCGAGTTACTAGATAAATTCAAATACATAGTCCCGCAAGGCAGTCCGGCAGCAGGCATAGGGAACAAACATTTGATAATATCCCTGTCTAATTGTTTCGTTATAGGTAACGATGCTGATTCATATGGTGGGATTATGAACACAGATGAAGAGCAGGTTCAGATAATGAAGCGTCGGGGAGGAGTTGGTCATGATTTATCACATCTTAGACCGTCCGGTGCTATGGCTAATAATGCGGCATTGAATGATATGGCAGGTATGGTATTATATGCCCAGCGGTATTCAAACTCGACAAAAGAAGTAAGGCAGGGAGACAGGAGAGGAGCGTTGATGTTGAGCGTTTCAGTCAAGCATCCAGATACAGAGAAATTCATTGATGCTAAATTAGAATCTGGAAAGATAACCGATGCTAATATGTCGGTTAGGGTTAGTGATGAGTTTATGAAGGCAGTGAAGGAAGATAAAGACTTCATCCAAACATTCCCTATTGACCTGAAACATGGTAATTTAGAAGAGTTTAATCTTGAATATAATAAATTAACAGAATATTGGGATACTGATGGAAACAGGGGATATATCAAGAAGGTTAAGGCTAAGAATATTTGGGATAAGATCATAAAGAATGCACATAAATCGGCTGAGCCTGGAGTCCTATTTTGGGATACAATAATAAGAGAATCACCAGCAGATTGTTACGGTGAAGATTGGAAATCAGTATCAACTAATCCATGTTTAACCGGAGAAACAATCGTTGCAGTTGCTGATGGAAGGAATGGAGTCACTATAAAAGAATTAGCAAAGGAAGGAGTAAAATTCCCTGTTTATTCTGCAAGGTTGAATAGGTCGACCGGAAATCATGGAGGGGGGTGGAAGTCAGAGATCAAGTGGGCTAATGCATTCCGAACAGGTACAAAATTAGTGTTTGAAATTGTATTATCTGATGGATCTTCATTCAAATGTACAGGTGACCATTTACTTGCTACAAAAGATGGTAAATACGTAGAAGCTGAATATTCAAATGGGATTCAATTAGCTAAGTTTTATTCTTTTAGCGAAAAGATTAGTGAAAAATCATATCGTCACATTAATTCTAAATCAGATGGGTATAGTAAACAATATCGTATGATTTGGGAGTTTTTGAATGGTAAATATGACGGTAAATATTTTAATGTAGATCATATAAATTTAGATTCAACATGTGACTATATTGAAAATTTAGAACTATTAGAAAAGGGTGATCATATAAAAGGTACTAAGCGTGATGGTTATCATAATCCTATTCATAAATTGGATGGTGATGCAAGATTCAAATTAATGAATAAGCGTAAATGTATATTTGCCAATGCCTCTAAATATAATTGGAGTAAAGAAAGGTTAGCGAATGCAGTTGAAGATTTTGATAGTATATATAGTGAAATTTTAGAAGAATTAGAACCTGCAGATATAAATGTTTATTTGGATGAAGATATTTTTGTTAGCCAAGTTAATAAATTGGGTGAGGAAAATGTTTATGATTTAACAGTTGATGATAATCATAATTTCTATATAATAACTAAAACAGATGATGAAAGGTATTTGAATAGTTCAGGAGTTTTAGTTCATAATTGTGGCGAAATTCCATTGTGTAAATACGACAGTTGCCGGTTGTTGCTTATGAATCTGTTTGGGTATGTATTAAATCCATTTGAATCAAATGCAGTATTTGATTTTGAAAAATTCAAGCATGATACTATTATAGCTCAGAGGTTGATGGATGACTTGGTTGATTTGGAAATAGAAGCAGTAGGCCGTATAATTGATAAGATCAACAGTGATCCTGAATCACTTGATTTACGTAAAGTAGAGATTGAGGTATGGCAGAAGATAATTAATAAAGCTAAAGAAGGGCGCAGGACTGGGTTAGGAGTTACCGGAGAAGGAGATATGTTAGCTGCTTTAGGGTTAATATACGGGACGGAAGAAGCTATATCTGTCGCAGTGGAAGTACATAAGACTTTAGCTGTGCAAAGCTACACATCTTCTATTATTATGGCTGAAGAGCGTGGAGCATTCCCTATTTGGGATGGGGAGAAAGAGATGAATAATCCATTCTTAGGTCGTATATTAGAAGAATTGAGAGACACAGAATATCAATATAGATATGAAAACTTTGGTCGTCGTAACATATCTAATCTTACTATTCCACCCGCAGGGACAACTTCATTAATGACTCAAACTACTTCAGGGGTTGAGCCTGTATTCATGGTAGCCTACAAACGTAGGCGAAGGACAATAGATAAATTGAAAGCCACTTTCACGGATGAACATGGGGAGATGTTTGAAGAATATAACGTATTTCACCATAAGTTTGTTGATTGGATGGTTGTGAATAAATTCATTATTGACAGAACATATACTTTTAACCCTAATGATGAAGAACAACTGAACATGGTGATCAAACAATCTCCATATTATAGGGCTACATCTGCTGATGTAAATTGGGTTGACAAAGTTAAGATGCAAGGTGCAATACAAAAGTGGGTAGATCATTCTATTTCAGCTACAACCAACATCCCTGCTAATACTACTGTAGACACTGTAGAAAAGATCTATATGGCAGCATACGAATCAGGTTGTAAGGGTATGACCATATATCGGGAAGGTTCACGTTCTGGTATTTTGGTTAGTCACAAAACAGAACAATCTGATGATTTCAACTACATAGATGCTGTTAAACGTCCTAAATTGTTAGAGTGCGATATTTATCATAAGACTGCATTGAAGCAGGATTGGATGATAATTGTGGGTAAGTTGAAAGGGAAGCCATACGAAATATTTGCATTCCCTGAATTACCCAATCATATATTCCCTACTAAGATTGAAAGGGGGGAAGTTAGTAAAGTAAAGAGCAGTGTATATAAATTGTCAGGGCATGATGGAGTAAAGAGTTATGAAATTGGAAATATCATTCCACTTATAGATGAGAGCGGGCAGGCACACACCCGTAAATTTTCATTGATGTTAAGACATCACGTTGACCCTGTTTATATTATAAAAGATATAGACCAGTACGCAATTGTAACTTCGTTTGACAAAGTCATTCAGAGGGTGCTGCGTAATTACGTAATTGAAGATGGAGAAAAATGTAGTGAATGTGGAGGTGATTTAATAAGGCAAGATGGTTGTGTTAAATGTTCCCAATGTAGTTGGTCTAAATGCGGTTAAACTAATACAACTATGGCAAACAACGAAATAGGGATGCGTACCCTGAATGGTAATAATAGGTTAGAAGCGTTGAAGGTTCTTGAGCGATTAAAAGCAAGAGAGAAGTGTATGGACAGAGAATTAGTGGAATGTATAGAAGGAGGTAAAAAGACCATTAGAGAGCACTTTACACCTAAAAAACAGTAATATGGAATATAAAATAGAAGAACAGTCTGATTCATGTTCAGCGGTAATTATTGATTTGCCTGTAGATATATCTAAGGTTAGCTATTCTTATGAATATTATGACCATGATTTGAAAAGAATGCGGTCAACACACCCCAATTATTGGGGTGTTAATGAATGTGATCTTACTCCTATACATATGGTAGTTGAAGTGAAAGAATTTAAAGAGGTGGACAACGCTATTGCCCATGCTAAGGCTATATACCTGAAGTATTTACGGCAGGAATTGGATAGGGTGAGGCATGATGAAGATGGGAAATAATTATTTATAATGATTATAAATTAAGATTATTTTTGTTAGTATATAAATTCGTATTGGATTATTTATTAAATTTGCTTGTTCTTAATGATAATATTGTGGACAATAACGCTAAAATAGAGTTCGGGAGACAGAAACATTATGGGGTAATTGGTGGTAAGAAGCCAACCAATGGTAAATTGGTTTTGTTGAATAACAAAGGGGTGGAGATTGATACAATAATGAATGATCAACCTTTTGCTCTCCTAAACTCTAAGAAATCACAGTTAATAAGGGATGGGATTTTCTATAAAAGACAACTAAAAGTTAAATATTTGTAACATGGCACGAGTTTATAAACAAAAAGCAAGAGCCGACATTTATCGTAATGGTTTACGTACTAAGTCGGAGAAGAACAAGTCAGGATGGTCTTTAGATCATAGCAGACCTGCAAATGATAATGATGTGGTAATAGTTAAGAAGGGTCAAGAGTATTACACTTGGACTCTATTTGGCCGTTCCCCTCAGATTTCGTTGGATTATCCCAAACGTCAGCAGCTGACAGGTTCGGATTTCTTGTGTCAAGTTTATGACTTGGAAGATCGTTTGTCAGAATTAAGTTGTGAAACAATAGAAGATCTAGAAGAAGAACGTGATTCTATTTGTGAAGAGATACGTGATTTAGCTTCTGAACAAGAGGAGAAACGTAGTAATATGCCTGAAAGCCTGCAAGAAGCACCTACCGGAGAATTGTTGCAGAATCGTTATGATTCTCTTGAAGAATGGGCAAGTAATTTGGAAGGAGTTTCAATTGATTTTGACGAGCCGGATAAGGAAGAGGATGAAACAGAAGAAGAGTTCGAAGTACGTAAAGCTGAGGAATTGTCGGAGCGTATACAGGAGTTGAAAGAGGAGTTGGTTGGTTATACTTATGAGGGGGAATAATATGGAAACTGTAGCTAAAATTTGGAAGGTAATATCCCTTTACGTGATGCCACTAGTGGTATTCCTTTGTCCAATCCCAATAGCCATATTAACACACAAGGATTGGGTATTTTGGTTCCTATTAGTATCTTGGATACCATCAATAATCAGTATTATAGTTATGTCAGTTGTTCAGATAGTTAACGACAAAGAAGAAACAGATGAAGACATAATGGAACGTGAGTATCGTCGCATACATTCAACAGAACAACACATAACCACACCATAAATTCGTAATAATGAACACAACAAAACTTTCCGTAATTAAGTCGTTAAAGACTATTTTAGGTGACGTTCACCAATTCGTATTAACAGGATCAACCATAGCTGAATTGCAAGGGTTGACAGATAAATCAGGAGACATAGATATTGTCTTAATTGGAGTACCTTCTTCAACAATAGACCTATTGGATAGGCATGTTAAACATTATCCAGTTCACAGTGATAAAGTCAATATAACTTTACGCAGCAAACAAATGTTTGTGTTCAAATACCAAGGGTTTAAGGTAGATGTATTCATAAAATGTGAAGACTACGACGGTAAGTTGCAGTATGACGGTATTATCATTTCCCCTATAATGAAATTGGTGGAAGCTAAGAAGTCGTACAACAGGCTGAAGGATATAATGCAATTAAGGGATTGGAGCCGTAAGATGTTCAAACAGGAAGAATTTATGTCTGATTTGGAGAAAGTTGTATTTAACACAGGATACTAATATGTTAAAGTTACTCAACCCAACAATACCTGAAGAATTAGGTATCCCAAATCCAGGGGTCAGGGCACGTCATCGCATCAGTAAATACAGGATGAAACAGACAGAAATGTCTGAAGAAGAGATGATGGATATTATAAAGGGTAGCATGAAAGCGTCGTTATCCTCCTATATAATGGAACATTTTGTTGATGGCCTAAAAGAGGTGGAAGGATTCGAAGAGTTCCGTGAGTTTGAAACAGAATTGTTAATATTCACACCGGAAAACTTTGACAACGTGGTGAAGAAGATAATAATGGATATGTCCTACAGTTTGTTGCAATTAATAAGAGCAGGAGTTTAGTTATGGAAACTACAAGTAAAATAATAGTAAATAAGAGAGCGCAAATATCTAATCGTAGAGGTGTTATCGAAATAAACAAGGAAATACTATTCGGAAAGGATCTTTGTGAAGAAACTTTGAAGCTGATTTATTCTAACTTCTTCCCTATTGCAATTTCAGAGAATCATGAAAGTTGGAATACAAGTTGTAAGTTGTATTGCTACAGTAAGTATTTCAGGGAAGTTAAAGATGGGGAGATCATTCCTAAATATAGTGTAACATTCAAGCGTACTCAAGTAACAGAACATGAGTTCATAACTACAGTTGAAAAGGTTGAGGAGGATAAGAGGTGAAGAAGGTAAGGATAACTATGACACTCACAGTATTGGATGAGACATACGAGAAAGAAATGATGGAGATGAAGAACAAGATTCTATCCGGTAAGTTTCAAAGGGAGGTAATAGATAGTTATTCCACAAAGAAACATCAGAATCATACAGGTATTGTTAAGTGTAAAATGACATTTGAAGACATAAAATTATGAGAGCACCAACACCACAAGATTTCGGATTCAAACAAGTAAACAGTAGTACTGTAGAGTGGGGATGGACTAAGAGGGGTGGGTATTTTATGTACCACAAAGCATTAGCTCAGTGGGGAGAGGTGGAAAGAACTTACAATCTGTTAATGGATTCAACTATATCACCCGATTTAGCTAAGGTATATAATTTGTGGTATGAAGCAGCTAATCAGGAGTTCAATAAGATCCTAATTGAGTGGGAACACTATGATGATAAACATCCGGTAATAGAGCCATACAGCACGGATCTAAAGAACGATTGTAAGCTGTCTGATGTATACCTCAATAAAGTGGCTGACGAGGCAAGGGAGGTAAGAAAATGTGGTTGTAGCTGCCAAAAGGTAAAGAACGTTGAAGAAGAGAAGATATACAAGGAATACACAGCAGGTGACTTAGATATTATGTTAGAGGAAAGGGATCAAGCCTTTGGTATTTTATCCGAGATACAATCATCACGAAATTGGTTCCTAAATGTAGTGAAGATGAACAATGCTTTATTTGACAGGATAACATTACTTTTAATAAAGAAATTCAGCAAATAGTAAATATAAACCCAGTGTAGTTAAATGTCGTAACATTCAGGTAAATGAGTCAAGACATTAGATAAGGTTTTTAGTTGATTTTCCTTATCTTCCTGAAAGAGCGGGTTAGAATCCCAGACTAGGTTTAGCTAAATAATTTTAAAATGACAGAGAAAGAAAGAGAAGAAAGACTAGTAGCATTACTAGATGATAAGTTCCTAAATAGATTAAGAGAGGTAGGCAAGTTATACGGTTGGAGAGGAGATTATGCAGAGATAGGGGAATTCATAACCGAACTACATAAAATAAAAGGAATAACAGGGGTAGACATAACGCCATACAATATTAGTTATTAATAAGAATAGAAAAATGAATACAATAAAGAACATATTACTGATTGCAATAGGAATTGATATAGTGGTAAATGTAATTACTATAATGTATCTATTCTACAAATTATGGTCTAATATTTCAGGATACACATTAGTATTAGATATTTGACATAATAAAACAAAACAAGGCTAAAATTCATCATGAGCGACATAAGAGAAGAGGATAAATTTGCAGAGAATCCGGTCATAGAGCGTGACACGTCGGGACTAATTCAGTTACCTGAGGTATTAAAGGGTGCTCCTGATAATGTTATTGCTCTGTATATGAAGTGGTTAGACATGACAGAGGTGATAGCAAATGAGAAAAGTAGGTATTTTAACTTTGTTTCTCAGAAAACTGGACTAGTAGAAACAGTAGATGCGATGAACTGGGAGAGCCGTGCTATACAGTTAGCGAAGGCTAAGGGGATGAGCGACGAGGAGGTGCCGAGGCTAAAGAACCTGTGTAGGAAGATGCTGGATTTGAAGCTGCAAAAGGGTAGGTATAATTCAGGCTGGATGGCATGGGTAAGGCCACGTATGGGTAGGGATGTGTTTGACTGGAAGAAAGCTGAGATAATGGAGTGGTACGCTAAGTACTCTAGCCATGAGGAGGTGAAGAAGAACTTGGAGGCAGCTGGATATGTGGTAAATATAAATGATGTCATA